GTACTGACTCTTAATCAGTGGGTCCTGGGTTCGAGTCCCCGATGGTGCACCAAAAATAGCGCGGTAGAATGTGCAAAACATTTGCCGCGCTTTTTACTATATGTTGGGCTGACTACATTTTGACTACAAAGGCATAAAAAATAAGCGGCGGGCTACCCCTATTTTCAGGAGACGGCCCGCCGCTTTTGTTATGGATTATTTAACTTGCCAGTCAGTTGCCTTTGCCGATCTGCTTGATAACCTGATCCGCACCGGTAGCCGCAAGGCCGGAAACAATGCCCACGGCAAGCGCGGTCAGCGGATCAGTGGCGGGAAAGTCCGGCACGTTGATGTACATGGCGGCCACCCCCAGCAGGCCGCCAAGGGCACCACAGATGGACGGCAGCCACTTATTTGCCAGTGGGGTCTGCTTGACAGCCGTTGCGGCCAGGTAGCAGATGACGGTGATGCAGGCAACGCTTGCGATGCCAAAGGATGCAATATCCATGATTTTTCCTCCTATGTCTCTGTGTGTGATTTTCAAGCAGTTTTGTTTTCCAGGTCCGCGATCCGGTGGTTTGCCACACGCAGCTGCTCTTCCAGCACCGGCACCCGCTGGGCAAAGTTATTGTGAGCGCGGACTTCGCGGGTCAGCTCCTCCAAGCGGGCATCCGTGACCGCCTGGGCCGTTATCATCCGCTGTTCGGTACGGCGGGCAGCCATCATGTTGGTGATAACCACCCCCAGCAGGCTCAGCCCGCCGGTGATCAGGGCAACGATGATAGCATCCATGCTCATACCTCCACGATAGGGATGCCGTACTGGGTAGCGGCATCATGCTCAATACGGCACCCGCGATAGTCCTGCCAGCCAGGGGCGAACACCGCAAAATCAGCGGTGCCCAGCAGCTTGAGGCTTTCGCCCAGATACCACAACGGCGTTGCGTCAGTCGGGGCGCTCTCGAAAAAGGATTTGATGACCTCGATTTCCTCATGGGTTTTCATATACACGTCGGCCATCAGCGCCTTGCGCTCTTTGAGGATTTCCTCGTCGGTCTTGCCGCGCATCGGCTGGGAGATAAACAATTTTTTCACCGTATCACCCCACATACTCGGCCTTGTACAGCCCTGCATCAATCAGCTGCAGCTCTGCACACTTGCGCATGATGTACCAGGCGTCGCCGCTGGATACCGGCCCAACGTCCAGCATCCACTGGTTGCCATCTGCACAGGTTTCGCGGTACAGGCCGGCGGAGATAAGCCCCAGCCCCTCGCACAGGGCGCGAATGGTTGCGCGGTCGCCGCTGGAGATACGGCCAATGGTAATACGCTGCTTGTCCAGCTTGTTGGGGGTGGTGTCCTCCGGGGTGGGCGCGGTGTGGCCCTGCAAGCCTGCCTGGATCATCAGCTGCTCATAGTCCTTGTATACCCTGTTGCAATCCAGGCTGGTGCCGTAGCCGGGCACGCCCAGAGCGTTGCGGCTGCTGTACTGCCAGATGCCATACGGCAGGGGGCAGGTGCATGTGCTGCCATACTGGGCAACCCAGATATCGTATTTGGACAGCGCCTTGTAGTCCAGGCGGTTGCGAATAAAATTGCAGCTAGCATACAGGATGCCGTAATACCCTGCGGCCTCAATCTCCGACAAAAAGGCCTGTACAAGTGCTGTGCGCTGCGCGTTGGTCAGGCGCAGGATGCACGGCTCGTACTCGATATCATACGCCACCGGCAGGCACAGGTGCTTGCCCTTAATCGCGGCCAGGCAGCAGCGGGCCTCCTGGCGTGCCTCCGCCGGGGTGCTGGCATAGCTGTACCAGTACACGCCGTACTGGATGCCCAGGCGGGTGCACTCAGCGGCGTTGCGCTCAAACTGGGGGTCAACCTGACTGCTGTAACGGCCATACCCGGCGCGCAGCATGGCGTGGCGGATGCCCTTGTTATAGGCCGCCTGCCAATCAAATTCGCCCTGGTGTTTCGATACGTCGATTGCGTAATACATACGCTTCACTTCCTTTGTGTTGTTTTTTACGCTGCTGTAACTGCCCAGCTTGACCGCACTGCTGGCCGTGCTAAAATCGTTGTCCAGCCAGTTCAGCGGGTTGGTGCGCTGGCCTTTCCAGCGCACTTCAAAATGCAGGTGTGCGCCGTAACAGTTGCCGGTATCGCCGCTGTAGCCGATCAGCTGGCCTTCCCGCACTTGCTGCCCCTGAGTCACGCAGAGCTTGCTCAGGTGGGCATACAGAGTTTCGAGTGTGCCATACTTGTAGGTCGTGTGGCGCAGCTTGACCATGTTGCCATAGCTGTTGATGTCCCCCTGGGTGCGCTTGCCGTTCCAGCGGTAGGCCGTCTCCACTGTGCCGCCCTCTGCGGCGTATACCGGCGTGCCCACCGCCGCGCGGAAATCCAGCGCCCGGTGCAGGCTGCCGTCATTGTAGAGCCAGCCTGCGGTGATAATGTGTTGGGCCAGGGGCCAATGCAGCAGGGCTTCTTCATTCTTCAGCCGCATTTTTATCCTCCTTATTTTGTCCTCTTCCATATCCATACCGATAAATAAGGCGGCATGTTGTTGTGGGCTGCCCCGGAACCGCCGGAGGCGACTGTTACGGTTTTGGATTCCCAGTTCGGAATACCCCAGCCACTTGATTGCGTTTGGACATACGCATCCGCAGAGCTTCCGGTTTTGGAGCGTATTACGTTGCTTCCGTTGGCCACAGACAGCGAATAATCCGGTAGCTCGCTTTGTGTAAGCTTATGGATGAATTCGCCCCCAGTGCTACCTGCGGGATAACTGCTGGAAGCAGCAAACAGGAAAGTATCAGATAATCTTTCCCACGTGCCACCAAATAGATTTGCCGGGCTTGTACTGTTTACGCTCATGTAAATGCTGCCAATCGGCCAGGCCGCAAGTTTTGCTTCTGCGATGGCCGCCTTCACCGCCGCCGGCGTTGCCGCAATACCACCATTGGTCGAACTCGTTGAACTGACCGAATCACTCAATCTCACACCGCCCGCGGTCGAAGCATTACCTGTCGGCAGTGTGTACTTGGTATCAGTAGTCGGTGGCGTATAGCCCAGTGCATTTGTCACGTTAGTCTTACTAATGCTGATCGTGCCGCTGTTCACTGTAATATTGCTGCCAATCTTTACGCCACCCAGGGTTGAACTGGTAGCGGCAGGCAGCGTATGGGTACCGGAGGAGGCCGGTGTCATATAGATCTGGTTGCTGTTCAGCGTTCCTTCACTCTTAGCATTATCATACTGGGCTTGCGTCAGGTAGTTGATCACCAGGCTGTCCAGCTTTGTATCAGTTGCCATAATCATATGCCTCTCGTTACAATCGCGCTGATTGCGGATAGTCCACTCGGCAGCCCAGTCAGTTTTCCGTTGCTGATGCTTAGGCTCAGATTGGTGCTGCTTGGCCCACCGTACATGGCGCTCTTGTGGTATTTGTCGCCCTCAAACGCGATCAGGCTCGTAACCTGCCCGCCCCAGCCGCCGGAACTGGTCATGGTACCGTAGCCCCAAAGCTTGATTGTCCCGTCAGTGCGCCTAAAACTAACGCTGGGGTTGGTGTCCGTGACGGCATAAGCCTCCACATTGTTATTGCCACTGCCGCCGGAACTCCCGCCGGCGGCACAAGTTCCTGTCACACCAAAAATGTTCACACCGCTCTTAATGTTCCCGGCCACCAGGTTTGCATCGCCCTTGATTGTCTGTGTCCCGCTCAGGTATTGCCCAGATGCAATGCTCTGATCGGTTGTCTTCGGGGTGTAAGTTGCTGCGCTTTTTTTGGTCACATCACTGCCAATATAAGTGCTCGATATCGCATTCACGGTCACTTTGCTCAGTCCGTCATATCCGCTGTCCGGGCTTACCGTCTGGGTGCTTTCACTGGGACTGACTGTTTTGCTCTGCAATTTTACGTCGCTGGAACCACCACTCACAAAGCCGCCCTGCATGTCAACGGCATTGCTGCCTAAATACACACCCATGCAACTGTCACCACCTTCTGAGCGTAACGTTTGTCGCGCCAACGCTGGCTGCCGTTATGTCAATGGTTTTTGCGCTGCTGCCGTCCCATGCGCCCTGACTGGTTCCGTTCAGTTTGATGGTCAGGCTGTTATTTAGTTTTTCGGCGCTCTTTGCGGAGCCGCCGGCGTTGCTGGAACCGGCATAGTTTGTGGTTCCGGTGACTTTGGCCCCTGTGGCACTGTGGGCAATTACCCCTTTCGGCAGGTCGGCAGCCCGCACCGTATCGCCGGTCAGGTCGAGGACAACGGCATCATTGATAACAACCTTGTTTACGGCCATACTCAGCCTCCGATCGTCAACGTCTGGCCGCCAGCCGCATTATCAACGTATGTGGCGGGGATCGCCTGCACAGTAACTTGAGACAGGCAGTTATACGCTTTGTCGGGCAGCACAACCTGCTGCTCAAAGGTCGGCATAACGCTCTTGGCCTGCGGCTTCATACCTTCGCTGCCGCTCATAGAGCCTTTCACGCCCAGGACCGTAACGCCCTCGCGGATATTTGCGGGCACCAGCTTGGCCTGTTCGGTCGCTGCGATAGTCACTCCGCCCGCGCCATCGTGAAAGCCCATGGGGATGGTGTATTTACCAGAAACGGTGCTGATTTCACCGTTGACTTCGCCGTTGTTGGGCATCGTGCCAGTCATTTTAGCGCCACGCGCGTAGAATGTTTTCCCGTTCAAAACCTCCGCCACAGCTGCGGTGGCATCGCTGGTATCCGCGTCTTTCGTGCTGGTACCGGTAATGGGGGCGCCGGACTTGTCGTGCGCCGTGATACCTTTGGCCAGCTTGTCCGGGGTTACGGTGTCTGCGGTAAGGTCAAGCTTCGTTTCCTTGCCGATAACCACCTTGTTCACATATTTATTGGGCATTGTAGTACTCCTCTCCTATAATCAGTGTGTAGCCACTGGAATCGTTGGCTACCTCGTACTGAGGTATCTTCTTGATTGTTAGGTCCTGCTGCATTAGTCGCTTTGCGGTGGGCAAAACCTGCGCCGAGAACAACGGCGTGATGTCATACGGCCCGCTGTACTCCGGCGCACCCACCACTGTGGTGCCGGTCACGTCCACCCGCACGGATGCCGCCCCGGCAATGCGCACTGATACGGCGCTCTGTTGGGCCACTCGCACCTGGATCATGCACCATCAACCTCCTGGAATAAGGTCGGGCTCATTTTGAGCGTCAAAATCTCCGTCTGCGGCTGGTCAGTGCTGTCCCGCAACGTGATGCGGGTGTCCATGTACAATGCTTCGCCGCCCAGGAATTTGTACGTTTCTTCCCGCGTCCAGGGGATAAGGATGATGTTCTGTCCTTCCTGCCGGGTGCAGTCATCCGGCCAGACGTTGGATTTAATGGCCGGGAAGCCATTATAATTTTTTTGTTTAAATACAAATTCTATCCGGCTCACATCGTCCAAATCCATCCCGATTTCCACGGGCAGCGCAAATTGCGTTCCCTGTTTCATTCGTTTTTCTCCTGGTTCGGCTGGTTCTCCGCTGCCATTTCCTCTGCAGCCATATTTTCACGTACAGCAGACAGTACGTTCTCTAAAATCAGCTCAGATACCGCATACGGGATCTTGGCATCATTCAGGGCAGCAATAATCCTGCGTTTGCAATCTTTAATGCGTTTGGTATCGGTCATGGTCTGCACCCCCTTATGTGTCACAGCCGCGCGTTCACGGCGGCTTTCAGCGTAGCAATGGCGGCCAACAGATCCTCATCCAGAGCCACGAAAGAGGCCCTGTTGTTCTGGCTGGTGATGTTGCCGTTGTCGTCCAGTTCCATGTATGTGTAGCTCACGCGTTCGCCTTCGGCGGTCGTAACGACCGCCACGCCAGATAATTTCTTCATGTTAATCTCTCCGATTCATCCAAAAGAATGTCTGCGGTTTCGTCCGCTCCGGTATCTATTTCCAACAATTCGGTTGCGACATCGGTGCCGGCCTCCTGCGCACGGGCGGCAGTGCTGGCGGCCAGCTCAATGCCTGCCGGATCACCGGCAGGGTAGCTGCTGTCACTGCGGTCGGCATAGCTGCCCTCATAGCCGCGCTGGGCGGCCATGCAGAGCCAGGCAAAGCACTGCCCTGGTGCGCCGTGTATAATGGCATACTGGCCGCAGTTTTCGGCCCACAGGTGGCCGGTTCCATCGCAATCCGTCAGCAGCCAGGCGGGCTGCCCGTGCTGGGCGATGGTCTCCGCATAGCGCGGGTCAAGGGCAATCAGGCACCAGCCTTCGGGGCCGCACTGGCCCTCGCCCCAATCGGCAAAGGTTGGCAGCGGCGTCTCAAATGCGGCCATTTTCAGCGCGCCGAAGCTGGTAGGCACCACGCGGGATTTGCTGCCCCAAACGTCCAGGTTGTGCACGTTGAGCTTGCCGCTCACGCCAACGCGAGTCGTGTTAAAATCGGCATCGCTGTCATCGCTACGGTTGTAGGTGATCTGCATCCCAACGTAAGAGGTCGGGTTCAGACCGTCAACCCAGCCATAGCTCATGTACTTGCTGCTTGCGCTAAAATAGGACCGCCCGGCTTCCGAGTACAGCACGCCGGTCAGGCCGATGCTGCCGGTGTTGATGGTTGCGTACCACGCAATATGGCGGTTATCCAAAAATACACGCTCACCGGCCTCGGTGCCCATGCGAATCCATGCGTTGTCCAGGTCGTACACGGTGGTGTAGTTGAGGTTATGCAGCTGCCCGGTCGTAATGTTTCCGCCGTTGATGATTGTCTTGTCCTGGTTCCAGGTGCTCAAATCCGAAAATGTCACCACGCCGGATAGGTTGATCTGTGCGCTGGTGATCTCTGTTCCGCTTGCCGTCAGCTTGATGGTGCTGCTGGTTCCGCTTGTGCTGGCCGTCAGCTTAATTTCGCTCACCGTCTGCTTGATCTCGGTTTTGGTTTCGTTGGCGGTCAGATAGTCGCCGGTGCTGGCCGTCCAGGCAGTGGGGGCGTTGCCCATCTGCACCATGGGGTGCATGATGGTCAGATCGTTGGTAACGGTGGCGTTATCGTCCGCGGTACTCACAAACAGACCGTCTGCATAGCCGTCCGCGGTCGCCGTGAACGCCGCCCAGCGCAGCTTCCAGCCGTTGTCCAGCGCAATGTCCCGCTGGGCCTGCTTGAACGCGGAGCCGTAATAACTTTTTGCGCCGCTGCTGTTCTTGGTCTCAAACTGCAAAAACAGGCTGTCCGTGCCGGAGTTGAGCTTGTACAGTACGCTGGCGCAGTAGGTCATGCCCTTGGCAATCACCAGCGTTTTGTCCGCACCAAAGTGGAAGCGAGTGTTCTGCGCCTTGTTGGTCACGCGAACAGATTCACCCGTAATGGTGTAACTGCCTTTTTTGCTTGCGGCGTTGCCGCCTGCATCCATGGTCGCATTGTTCCAGTCGTCGGTGCCCGCAATAATATTGTTGCCGCCGGTGATCCGCTGCGTTACCGTCTGGGTAATGCTGTCGGCTTTCTGGTCAATCGCGGATACTGATTTTTTAACGGTTTTGAATTCCTGCTTGGTGCTGTCTAAATCGTTGGAAATGGTTGTGGTGGTCTTTTCCAGACTGCTGACTTTGGTGCTGATGCTATCCGCCTTTTGGCTGATGCTGGAAACATCCTCTTTCAGGCTGTTCACTGTTGCGGTGGTGGCATAATCCTGCAATTTGCTGTCAACCGCATTGTTGGCAGCGCTGGTAGCGGTATCCTTTACCGTCCCTGTTACAGATTCCGTCACGGACTTGGTGACCTCGGTCTTGATCTCATCCGCCGATTGGGAGATCAGGCTTTTGGCGCTTTTCTCTGTTATGTAGTCCCCGCTACTAGCTGTCCACGCGGTCGGCGCGTTGCCGTATTGCAGCATGGGGTGCAATGCCATGTACTTGTTTGTAACCGAACCCGACTGCAGACCAAATCTAACGCCGGTCAAAATATAGTTGTCCTTCGGTGTCCATGTGCCATACCGTAACACCCAACCGTCCGATTGCTCAATTTTGATTTGGTCAGCAGGCTTTATGCTGGTGTAATATCTGCTGCCGTTAGCATGCGAATAATGGATGTCCAGATAAAAAGCATCCTCGCCCGAAACTTGCTTGTACATAACGGATATGCACAGCGTTACACCCTTGACAATGCGCGTGCTAGTAGTGTTAAAATCAAATATTTTAAGGCTATTGGAATTTGTTACCGTTGCACTGCCATCATCATTGTATTCAACAGTGCCACCGCCTTGGAGAGCAGCGTTCTTGAAGCTCTCACTGCCCAGGATCAGGTTGCCGCCGCCGGTGATTTTGGTGTCTTTTTTCACC